TTAGTGAATGTATGTATAAAATGGAAAAAAATGAAACAAATGGAATATTAGAAGATTTAATTGTCACGGGTTGGCATTCTGTTTTAGTTGATGATTTAGGTAGTTTTAAAGAAGAAAATTATAAAATATCTGGTGAAGTACAAATGATTGATGATAAATATTTATTATTGTCTGCTGTATCCGAACAATTTATAAAATTGGAGAATACAAATTTATATACTTATTACCATTTTATTTTGGAAAATAATGGAAATGATGATCAGCGATTTGGAGTATGGGCCAATGGTGTACTAACTGAAACTACTTCAAAGAATCATTTTATTAATCATAAATATATTTTATTGTAAATTAATATTTTTATAAAATTATTCAATAATATTAATTCTGCCGCAAATTAACTTAATATATCAAAGTTGAAGGAATATATCCAAAAGAAGAGTGAAATAAATTATATTTTATTAAAGTTTTACAAAAATATATTTTAATGAAATTACGCTTACAAAGTTATAGAAAGGTGTAAATCTTCAATGGTCTAAATTAGTTTAAATAATTAAGTATTTATATTTATTTATAAAAATGGATACAATTGATGTTACTAGTCCTGAGTTTTCATTGGGAGGTTTTTCTGAATTAAACGATATTATTTCCGATACCATTACTTTAGATAACGTTTCATCTGATTATACAATGTATATGTATATTGGAGTTTTAATTCTATCTGGTATAATATTTTATTTTATATACAAATTTTACATTAATAAAGAGAAAAGGGTTACATTTCAAGATAAGTTAGACGAATGTTACGGTGATACATGTAAAATATAATAAGTTTTATATATTGCGCCTAGTTTTTCCACCATAAATTGCAAACTTTTTATTTTTTTGTGTTTTTTTATTTCTTTTTTTCTTTTTTTCCTTTTCCTCTTTTTCCTTTAATTTCTTATTTTTAATATCATCTGGTTTATAATTTAAAAACCATTCTTGAAATTCTTCTTTATTACCCTTTTGTTTTAATTCTTTATATTTTTCTGCTTTATATGCACGCATTTCTTCAACAGTTTCTTGATGACCATAACATGTTATGCTAAAACGTCTTAATAATCCCTTTTGCGATAATCTATTTTTTTGTTGAACATCAAAAAGAAATTTAGACATACATAATATTCTCTCTAAGAATTGATTATAATAAGGTCTATCGGTGTATAAAAATGCCAAGTAAAAACTCAACATAGTATCAATAGTCGCTATTTTTACTTTTTGTCCAGATATATTAAGGACGTTATAACTATGACACGCTATAGGTTTATAAATAAAAACTATAGTGTCTTTACCCAAACGTATTTCATAATGCTCTGGAATTATTTCTCCAACAGGTTCTCTCTTTATAATTTTTACATTTTTAATTCCAATATCTTTCAAACGTTCTTTTACAATGGATGCTGTACTTTCTGGTTCATTCGATAAAACATCAAAATCAGCGATTTTTTCTAATTTTTTTCTTAAATGTTTTGGCATATATTGAGAATATAGTGTGATAGCATAACCTCCGAAGAAAACAACGCCTTGGTTAATTAATGTATTGCGAACATTATCATATATTTTATCTTCATCTGTTTTATTTTCCATTTCTCTCTGAAAGTCTATACTATTACAATTTAAATCTGTTATAGGATAATTTTTATTTAATAATAACAATCTTTTCAACACCTTTTCCCATCTTGAAGTATCACCTGCTGGTCTTGATAATTCTAAAAACATTGCCATCCTTAAATAATTTGGTGGTGTATATAATATTCCAGCTACTCTTATAGATTCTTTTTTAATTGCATTATAAATTCCTTTAGGTAATAAAGTTAAATCTGCTATGGGAATGTAATTTACAAATACTTTATATGTTCCGTGATGCTGACCTGATTTTGCCTCAACATCTGTAAATCCATTTTGATAATATATATCTGCCAACTCTTTAGCGTCTTGTAAAGCATTTGTTGTAAAAAAATCATAATCAGGTATTTCTGCATCTTTATTATAAAATTGTTCTTCAGTAGGTAATATATTATTAATGGCTGTTCCACCGTAACAAATTAGGTTTTTACGTTTAATAAAATCTTCAACTATTTTTATAACTTTTTTTATGTCTTCTGAATTAACAATGCGCTTTCCTATTTTTTCTTCTGCTTTGTCAACAGCCATACGAAGAATTGATAGTTCACAATCGTCGAATGATAAGTCTTTACAATTACCGTTTTTTTTCATAATACTTCTTATATAATAATTAGAATAATTATATTAAAAAGGATATAAATTTAATATAATTATATAAAATATAAAATTAAAACAATGACAATAACACAAAAAATATCTGAGGAACAATTATTAACATTACAAAATATATCTCAAACACTTAAGAAACGCATTATAAGAGAATTAGAAAAATTAGAAGAAAGTTGTTCCTTAATATCTATTGAAAATGATATAAATAATAAAGATATAAATACTATTTTAACTATATTAGATACTAAAAATAGATTAATATATTCTATTATAATAGATTTAAATTATCCATTTAGACCACCAAAAATTCAAATTAATTTTAGACCTTACTATGAGTTTTTAAAAATTTCATTTGTACCTTTTACAGAAAATTTAAGAAAAATACATAACATTAATTGTTTATGTTGCTCTACAATTACTTGTGGTGATAATTGGTCACCAGGTTTTACAATTAATAATCTTATTAAAGAAATTAGAAGTTTTAAATGTTACAAACGTGATTTAATTAATAAATTGCTAGCTGATAAAATTAAGTTTAAATATTTGATTGATGATATTGATTTAGATATTTGGTTGTTCTAATTTTGCGTTTTCAGAGTTTAATACATATGGTTTATAAAATCTTGATTTGTTAAAAATACTGTTACAACCATTGCACTGACATTCGGTTTTGTTAATTATAAAGAACCTACCACCTATATTTGGTAGATTACCTGAGCTCATGCAAACAGGGCAATTATAATTAACTGGATTTTGTGCATAATATGACTGATTTTGACCCATTATTATATATAAAATATTATATATAATATTTAAATTATTTTTTTATTAATTTAATAATATTTATCAGCGTCAAAATAAGAACTCCATATTCTAATAATTTCATTATATAATTTAATAATTATCTTTATCAGATGAAACTAATACTATTTCTATTTGTTTATCTGTCAATATTTTTAGATTTCGCATATCATGTTTAATTTTATTTAATTCAACATTATGTGTATTCATTATATTATATTTAATTATTATATTTAATACAAAAAAACTAATAATTAAAACTATAATAGTCAGTTGAAGAATTACGAGTTGCATATGAATATGCAGGATTTTGCGGTGTAGGGTCTGGTATTGTAACAGGTTGATATCTCAAATCAGCAGGTTTTAAAGTGAACGCGTAATTACTACTGTCAAAAAATAATGCATTTTCTATCAAAAAATTATCTACTAATTGATAACGCATAGCAATCATTTGACACCCATAATTTCTACATAATACTCCACTTGGATTAGCTGGATTAGTTCCGCTATCTGGTAATACAATTGTCATATTTCTTTTATTATATTCAGTTAATTCTTGTGTATCTGGATTATTTTTTACATTATAATAATCATAGGCTCTCATAAATGCTGAATTACTAGTTAAATTAACGTATTCTAAAAAGTCTGGATTTTCTAAAAATGCATTATTAATTTTATCTACAATTAAAATAACTTTATTTTGAAATGATAATAAAGGTTTACTTCCTAAATTTAATCCAGAATTTTCATAACTATATTCTTTACCGAGCATTATAGAATCGTAAGATTTTAGTATATTTGCTAAATTTGAATACATTGATTGATTATTACTTTTAATTCTTAAATGTAAGATTAATGGATCTGTTGGATTAGGACAAGTTCCTCCAGAAAAAGCATAATTTTTAACGGTATCCATTACACTTGCAAAACTTACTGAATTAAATGTTTCTTTTACATAATAATCATTTACTGTGCTTGTTGCTATTACAGGTTGATTATTCATTGAATAAACTTCGAAATCAAGACATCTTACACCTTGTTTAATTATGGCTTTTAAATTGCCGATATCGACGAAATCATTTTTATACGAACCTCCTGAACAAGCATTATACGCTGTTTTAATATAATAATCATATAAATTACCTGAACAATCAGGATCACTATTGTTAATAGACCTTATATTCCCATCAACACTTGAATATAAATTATTCATATAATTAACTTCACTAGAACTCAATTTAGTTAGGTAAATCATATATCCTATAAATATTCCCAAAATTATAAAAATAAATGCAATAATAATATATGATTGAAATTCTTCGTTCATATTTTTTATTGCGCTTAAATAATTGGTTGTTGTAGTTGACATAATATCTAATATATTATATTATTTTTAATTTTTATTATTTTCTTTTAGAAATAATTATATTACACGAAATAAAGAATTAAAAAATTAGCATATTATATACTTAATATGGCAGGCGGACTTATGAATCTTGTTAGTCAAGGACAACAAAATGTAATTTTAAATGGTAATCCTAGTAAAACTTTTTGGAAAGCTGCTTATAAAAAGTATACCAATTTTGGTAAGCAAAATTTCAGACTAGATTATGAAGGAACACCTACACTAAATCTTACTACAGAATCAACATTTACGTTCAAAGTAAAGCGTTATGCAGATTTACTTATGGACTGTTACATTTCCGTTCAATTACCTAATATATGGAGCCCGATATTTCCTCCTCAAGCTTATACAAATCCCGATGGTTCAACTGGGTATACAGATTGGGCTCCATATGAATTTCAATGGATAGAAAATATAGGTGCTCAAATCATAAGTCGAATTACAATTACTTGTGGAAATCAACAATTGCAAAATTATACAGGTCAATATATTTTAAATTCTACTAGAAGAGATTTTAATGCACAGAAACTCGCATTATTTAATGAAATGATTGGACAATCACCAGAATTAAATGACCCAGCAAATTATGGGGCACGAGTTAATTCTTATCCAAATGCTTATTATACTACAAGTCCAGCAGGCGCACAACCTTCTATAATGGGCCGCGTATTATATATTCCGCTTGGTTCGTGGTTTAGTTTGCTTTCTACTCAAGCATTTCCACTAGTTGCTTTGCAATATAATGAACTTCAAATAAATGTATCGTTTAGACCAGTATGTGAATGGTTTACTATACGTGATGTGATGGATTATACAAATAATTTTCCTGTAGTGCAACCAAATTTTAACCAATTTTATATGCAATTTTATAGATTTCTTCAAACCCCTCCAGATGAAACATTAGGGCCTATATCTTATGTAGATACAAGAACAAATTGGAATGCCGATATAAATTTAAATTGTACATATTGTTTTCTCTCTAATGATGAGGCAGAAGTATTTGCCAAAAATGAACAAAAATATATATTTAAACAAGTATATGAGAAACCTTATTACAATGTTACAGGTCAAAATAGAATTTATTTAGATTCAATAGGTATGGTTATTAGTTGGATGTTTTATTTTCAAAGAAGTGATGTAAATTTGCGCAACCAATGGTCGAACTATACAAATTGGCCTTATAATTATATGCCACAAGATGTTTCACCAGCACCTACTGCAGGAGATGTAACTAATCCAGACCCAGTTGGACCACCACAATTGGGTCCAGGATTAAATCCAGATGGTACATTAAGTGGACTTTTTACAACTGGTGTATATAATCCACAAAATATTCAATATATATTAGTAGCAATGGGAATATTACTAGATGGACAATATAGAGAGAATATATTACCTTACGGAGTGTATGATTACGTAGAAAAATATGTTAGAACAACTGGTAATGCTCCTCGAGGTTTATATTGTTATAATTTTTGTTTAAATACAGACCCATTTGTAATACAACCATCAGGCGCTATGAACATGAGTAGATTTACAAATATCGAATTAGAATTTACAACTATTAGTCCTCCAGTTGATCCATATGCTCAAGTTTTAACAATTTGCGATCCTACAACAGGAGATATTGTTGGTATTAATAAACCAACATGGCGTATTTATGATTACAATTATAATTTATATGTTATAGAAGAAAGAGTGAATATGGTTATATTTATTGGCGGAAATGCAGGACTTCTATATGCAACTTAACTTCTTTAAGTATTTTTGAATAATATAATTAAAGAATAACTTAAAGACCGAATACTACATTTTGTAAATAAAAGTGAACAAAATGGGCAAAAAAAATTCCCTACACGTGTAGTATAAAATTTCATTTTTTTGATGTGAAAGTTTTTTTGAAAAGTCAAAAATGGACAAAAAAAATGTCCAAAAATGAAAAGTTCAGATATTTACCCAACAAAAATTCAATTGTGTGACCATAATTGAATTTTTACGTCTCGTCACAAAAAAAATAATTTTCACTTTGTTACGATAAATTTTTTTTATTTTTTTATAAAACAAAATTTGGGGATTTTTTTATTTCCATAATTTAAGGAAAATGGAAATAAAAAAATCCCCAAAAATCCCCAAAAAATTTAACTGTAAATTTTGTGACTATCACACAAGCAACAAAAAAGATTATGAAAAACATAAACTCACATCAAAACATTTAAAAAATGAAAATGGAAATATTTTGGAAATCGCGGAAATGCAAAAAATCCCCACAATTGCTTGTGAATGTTCTAAACAATTTGTTACACATAGTGGTCTTTGGAAACATAAACATGTATGCAAAATTGAAAAATATAATAAAGAAAATGATGAAGACTACAAAGAATTTGAAGCATTAGATGTTAAAATGCTGACAAATCTTGTATTAGAAGTTGTAAAACAAAATCAAGAACTTATTTGCCAGAATAATGAATCACAAAAACAAAACCAAGAATTACAAAAACATGTAATTGAGTTGTGTAAAACTGGAACAAGTAATACAACAATAACGAATAGTAATAATAATTCAAATAATAAAACATTTAATTTGAATGTATTTTTAAATGAAACTTGTAAAGATGCAATGAATATTATGGATTTTGTAGATTCTGTTAAACTTCAATTATCAGACTTAGAAAGCCTTGGTAGATTAGGTTTTGTTGAAGGTATTTCTAATATTATTTTAAAGAATTTGAAAGCTCTTGATGTTCATAAGAGACCAGTTCATTGTAGCGATTCAAAGAGAGAAGTAATGTATATTAAAGATGAAGATAAATGGGAAAAGGAAAATGAAAATAAACAAAAACTTCGTAAAGCTATTAAACGTATCGCAAATAAAAATTACGTTTTAATACCAGAATTTAAAGAACAACATCCTGATTGCATAAAAAGTTCCTCGCCATATTCAGATCAATACAATAAAATTATCATAGAAGCAATGGGTGGTTCAGGCAATGAAGATTTTGATAATGAAAATAAAATCATTAGGAAAATCGCAAAAGAAGTAGTTATTAATAAAAGTTAATTAGGAGGAAGTATTGCGTTAGAAGCAAATGGTCCATCGTCTATAAATTCTCCTGATAAACTATATCTTTTTGCATAATCGGGCATATATTGGAGCTGAGGAGGTTTATATCTTCTATTAAATAATTCCATATCATCATTAAAGCCTGCCATCCAACTATTTACACCAAAATTGGGCATATCTGGTTTAGCAAATGGATTAGGAGTAAACATTGCTTGAAACGTTCCATAACCACTAGTTAAAGATGAATATTGAGGCGTAACACCCCATGTTAATTTACCTGCGTCATTATCACCTGGAACATTACCTTTATCTTTTGGTAAAGGAGGTGAATAAGGTTGGCAGCCAGGACAATCAATATCTGCAAAGCATTGTTGCCCTGTTATAGCGCATCTTGCAGTTGGGGAACAAAAATTTTTACAACTATATCTAGTTGTTAGTGGTAAATCGACAGAATGACTAGTAGAACCATCGTACATTTCTCTTACACTGGTAGCAAAATTTTCAACAATATAATTATTTGTTGTTAAATAGTCTGCCCATTTAAATATTGCTACAACTAAAATAAAGCTAATCATCGCAAAAAATAATGTATAATATTGCTTCTTAGATATTTCCATATAATATAAATTAATATAAAAATATTAACTGAATTAGGCATTTTAGTAAATAAATATAAAAACAAATATTTTATATCATTTTAATATAAGTAATGTCAGATACTAGTGATACTTCAGCTATTGATGAAAAAAACATACAATCAACCTCATCAACTTCAAATTATTTTTCTAACGTTGGTAGTTTTGTATTTAATGTATTTATTTTATTTCTTGTAATAGCTGTATATTTTGGAAGCGGTGGATTAATTTTGTATGCTTGTAAATTAGGTCAGTCAAATATATT